AAATTCAAAATCAACATGCGGATCGTGATATTCATCTTGCTGTTGTCCTGAATAAAATATAAACCCAACACGGCAACGTATTAGATCAATATCTCCTAGTAGTGCTTTTACAGGATTAAGCAAAACTGCAAGACTAGGATTTTCAACTTTGTTATCTTCAAATACATTTGTACTGAATCCATACTGCATTTTACCTTCACCGTATGCTACATTGTGATTATAGGTCCACGGTGTAAGATTACTAGTTAAGTTACTTTCCAACAACTTCAATTTGTCATTTGCTATTGCATTTTCGATCTTAATCATTAAAATAACTTTTCGCTAATAGTTCTATTTTAAGTTTGTTAGTTTCAATGCTGTTGATAATTTTTGTCATAGTGTATACTCTACCATACTTTTGTACAGCATCATTTACATCTTTTATATCATCGTCCCAGTCAGGAAAACTAACACTCCAGCCATAGTGCAATGCACTTTCTAAAAGGTCAGCACCTGCTTTGTCTCTATCAGGAACTACAACAATCTGTCTTTGTAAACTGTTTATTAGTGTTGCTTGTGTGTCTTTAACGTCATTACTTAACACAGCAACACCATCTATACTAATTGCATCAACAGGTCCTTCTACTACAAAACAATAACGTCTATAGTAGTTTTGTCTATCTAAGTTAAACACATATCCTGGTTGACTGTCTGTAATATATTTGGGGGAGCCATTTCCTATCTTTCTCGCAGTGTAGCCGACTATGTCCCCTTGATAATAGAACGGAATAATTAGCCTTGACTTATAGGAACCTTCCGGTGTCCACATAAAATTATAATCATCTATCATCAGGCCTCTACTCAAAAGATATTCAATGGCTCCAAATAAATCTGGATCCAACCCTGACGGCTCTAGTGCCTTCCAGTCTGCACATTCCATAATTGGTCTTGCTCCAACTGGCAGTTCCTTACTCTGAAACGTAGGCGTAATAAAGTGTTCTTCTGATGAATCTGATTCAGTTTGTATTATCTTTAAAGCCTCAAGACTAAGTCTTGTTATTTCAGAATCTGGCACACCAAGCCAGCCAAGTAGTTTACGCATCTTGTATGATATGTTTCTACCTGGAACATAACTTGCAGTATATCCACAGTTAAAACAATGATAACTCACTGTACCATCTGTGTTATGCATCATACCGCCACGCATACGTTTGTCTGCATTTTCTCCATTATACACACAACATGGTGCATTGAAACTAGTCCACCCACTAGGAGTTTTCTTATGTTTCGGAGGTAAGGCGGTTAGTAATGTTTGTTGTATCAGATTCATACTAGTATTTTACGATCTTACTAGTACTTTGTCAAGTGTTCCTGTGTTCGAATTGGAAGGAATATGCTTAATTCTTAGCCAATTGTATACTCCATTTACATTGAAGTAATCATTAACTGTTGCATTTGATAGGGTGATAGTTTTGATACTTACCCAATCTGTTCCATTACTAGGTTGATTATCTAGTGTTGCTTCTAGTTCAATAGTACCATCATATCCGGTAGTATAATATTGAACTGTGTGTAAATCATTTGCACGTTTTAATCTTGCGTTAGCATTTATATGACTGCTGTAATAACTTGAAACTTGTGTGTCGGGATCGGTGGTTTCAGAAAACGTTGTAACTTCATCACTGGCCTCATGCATAGCGTAACATGCATCTAATATTTCTATTCTTCCACATGCGTCATGATAGGTGTTTACATACATTGGTTTAATTTTGTTATCCACAGTTCTTGTAATGCTGAATCTATACATTTGTGAAACTAGATCAATTGTATCACTTTCGTTTAAATCAATTGTAACTACACCACGTGTAGAACGTGTGCTACCGTCATCTACCACAGTCATTGTTTTGTTTAGGAAACTTGCGCCGTTTTCTTTGTCAAGTATTGTAAATTTAAACGTGTTGCCTGAACTGATGTCAATAGGCTTTTGATCCTGATTCTTTACTGTAAATTTAAGGGTGTTTGCGACACCTTTAAAAACCTTTAAATCATTCTGATACATAGGTGCATATCCTTGTTCTACTCCGGTGTCCAAATCACTGTAAATGGTACTACCGGTTTCATAAATATATATTGGTACTTTGAGCATATCATTGTGTCATCCAATTGTATTTATATGAAAGACATGACTATTAAAAACGAAGATTTAGAACAAACAATACCGTTCGTAAGCGGCATAAAACATGCATCTAACGAGTATGTAGGTATTATCATCAATCAAGATCATGCTGTAACGAGCATCTACGATCTAGCAAATTGCTCCGACGAGGAGAAAAAACTGATACTGCAATGCGGTGAAGTATGGTGGTGGGAATCAAATAGAAAAATTCCTATTAACATTTTTATGAAACGTGAAATGCAAAACTTTAAACACATGATAAAAAGTTTTAATACTAAAGATGTTGAAATACTATTTGGTCCTGTTGTTAGACTACACGACATTGCACAAAAACGTGTAAAGCGTAAAAGTATTCAGTTAGTTAGAAAGTTGAAGTAATCTTTTTATACTGTATGTATATGATGTAATCAATTATTAGATAATTGATAAAAAGTCCAACCGGTGTATATGTTATTCCAAACAACATAGGAATACCAACCAAAAAAAGTGCAATCTTAAGCACATAATCAAATGCCAACTCTTCTGGTGAACTCCAAAAAGGCCAACTACCTAAATTAGGTTTTTTAGGTGGTCTTGGATTTTGCATTTCTGGAATCATGATCCTGCCCTTTGTTGGCTTACCATTTCGCACAACAAGTTCATGTGTACAACTATTGCATGAGCATAAGCAACTGCGTGTGCTTTTTTAAAATAATAACTTCCGTCAGTTGGTTTCGTCCACACTTCGTTCATCACCGTATCCCACTTCTTCCCAAGCAAATGTCTCTTCGCTGGACGGATAATTGCTAGTACTGCCGCTAGTTGTTCTATGCTCTGTGGTTTCATTTCTTTTAATATTGTACTGTGTTCTGCGACGTGAAATAGATTGTTGCTGAATTCTGGTTCTGTAAGTAATTCCCATAATGGCTCCTTGGCTAGTAGAGTATTTAAGTGTTCTTCGTTTCTCACACCTTCATATATGTGAACATTTAGCATGTCAATTTTAAAGTAGCCACGCTCGTCTGCTTCTTTATGATCAATAGTACATAGTTCTGTAAATGGATTTATAGGAGCGTCATGAAAGTAAACACCTGTATTATGTTTTTTCAATTCACCCTTTTCAACTCGTGATGCTTTAACGTGCTTAAACTTTTCAAGCACTGCGTCACGATCAAAAAAATCTAAATCAATATCAGGCATTAAAGTATATTTGCTTCCTTTATAATTTCTTTTACTAGTTTAACATCTTCTGTATTTTTTGTAAAGTGTTTTTTCCAAAAAGAAATATCCAAAGCAGGTTCAACAATTTCTAAATGTTCATCATTAAAACTACCAACAAGTTCAATACCAGCAGGTGTGTTTAACAGCAACCAAGGACTTATGCGTCCATATCTAATATCGTTAACTGCTCTATTATGATTTACATACTTGAAGTAATCATTATAAGGTGCTTCGTTTTTATCACCCCACTCCATCATTGTTTGTAAAGATCTTCTTACTGCACCTTCTACTGGTTCTAGTTTGATCATTTCAAATAGATATGTATCATATAGTTCATCTCTGCACCAATGATCTAATTTAACTCCGCTTTTAATTACAAAGTCAATGAACTTTTCAGGATAGATACAACTTACATTTGTAACAAAACTACCAAACTTTACAAACGCATTGTAATAACTGCTTTTGCAAAAGTCTTCGTATGTCTTTTCTTTTGAACGTTGTACTTGTTGATACCAACGATTGAATGTTAAAAAGCCTACTTGAACACGCTTCTCATCTTTTTGTAGATGTCTACGCTTAGGCTCGCACACATGAGCAATCAGCGTTTTTTCTTTTTGAAACGCTTTGCCGCAATGCACACATTCAAAATCTCTACTTGGCATTTGGATCCTGTTCTTCCATATATTCTTTTTGTTCGCTTTTTGACATAACACTTGATAAGGTTGTTGCATCATCTACCTTCATATTAGGATTCTTATCTAAAAGATATTGTTCAAATTTATTCTTTGCTTGTTTCTTTGGCGCCGCTACATACTGATGAAAAAAGTTTTCATACGCACCACACATTGCCATTAGTTTCCAAAGCAAGCCTTTATGATTTTTGCTTAGAGTCCAATGATGTTTGTTAACAAACTCATTTGTCATTTCTAAATAATGTTCTTGAAAAAACCTATCACCTTTTACATTGCTTACGTAACGCATAGCAATAAACGGAGCAAATAACTTTTTATCATCATCGCTAAGTTTATTATACCAGTCCTTGTCACGTTTGTCTACTGCACGTAACATTGCTTTTAAATCAAGAAACTTTTTCTTTTCAGCCATATCTCTTTCCATCAAATACGCAAACAAAATATAATTCTTCGTTGCCTGCATGTACACGATGAAACACACCGTCTTCAATCAGTACAGTATCACCTGCTTCAACATTGTGTGTAACATCATCAAGTTCCATAGTTCCATAACCTTCTAGAAACATGTAAACTTCTTCTTGTCCTTCATGTTTATGTCCGCTTGTGCTTTTGCGTGGATTTAATCTTGTACTACTAACAACAAGATTTTTTAATGTTGTGTTGTCTTTAACAATATAACGATCATCATTTTTTACAACCGTTCCTTCTATACTAGAACTTTTAAACTTCATCGTTTTACTCCTACTATATTCATACTCATAACAATTCTATTTTCATTAACTTTGTTTTCTTGCACTCTATGTGATAACCATGCAGGAAATAGTAACACATCGTTAGTATTACATTGTACTTCCTGATAGAAGTCTTGTCTACTAAAATCTGTATGACTTCTTGGCATATATGTCCAACTTGAATGTAAAGGATTTCGGAACTCTATGTTACCGCTATCTTTAGGTTTATTTAAATAAACGCTAGCCGCCATATGTGCTGGACTATGATCGTGTTCGATTACATATCCTTTTTGATTTGTAATATTAGTCCAACTATTCATTACTTCTAATGGAATATCTTGCATATCCCATTCTTTCCAAACTTGATTTACTATAGGTTGCAACCAAACCATAAAATCATGTAGTTCTTCCCATAGATGAGGATCTAGTATATTATGATTTGCATTTGTTTTTCCGCCGCCACGCATACTACCTGCGTTCTCCGGCATAAGCATTGTATCTTTAATAGCACGAGAACTTGCAGATGAAAAATCACCTGGGTATGTTGCTTTCCATACAAGATTAGGTGTTGTATTAATCGGTGTAATGCTCATGATCTTCTTTTGTCAAATAGTAGATTGTTTTTAATTTTTTTAACATTTCTTGTAGTGTTCTATTACCTTCGTTTGCATAATCTACAATTTCACTTATCTCTAATTCTGTTAAATGCCATTCGGGCAATATTTCTTTTTCAATACAAATACGATCCCCAGTTTTAGTATCACGTTCGTAAACTGTTTTACCTCCATCTGGGGATTCGTATATCTTAACCATATGCTATACTTTAGCACCTACTTTATTTCTAAGATAAGCAAGTAGCATACCATATGCTGGTAGGAACACAATAAGTCCTACTACAATTTTAGTAAGTGTATTATTAAACGCTACGCCATGTACCCAAGGTGCAGGATAAAACGCTGTATAGAAGAACGTGTACGTATCAATAATATTTGCCACGATAGTTGAAATCGCTGGCGCCGCCCACCATGCTTCTGTATAACGCTCTCTAATGTGCTGGAATACATATACGTCAAGCATTGTACCAACTGCATAAGCAGTACCTGATGCAATACCTACTCTGTATGCGTGTTCATCACCAAGTGCTAATAGTACAAGCACTGATGCAACAATCGCAGGAATAATAGCCATTGCTACAACAGCACGACCTGCTTCTTTACCAACAAGACGTACAGTCAAGTCAGTGGCAACAACTACGATCGGAAATGTAAATGCCGCCGCCGCAAGTGGAAACGAACCAAACAATGGTAAGTCTGCGCCAGGGAATACATCAAATCTAATTGTTACTAAGTAATTACTAACAGCAATTACAAGTGTGTGTAGAATTACTAACTTGCTTACAAGAGCCTTGTCTACACCTTCTAACATTTTAGTGAACATATAGTTCCTCCTTATTTTATTACTTTATTTTAGTACCGACAGTGCGTCTCACAATATCATCATGATTAAACTCTGCCCAATACAGTTCAAAGGCAACTCCGTCTTCAATGCCTTCAAATTGATGAACCTTACCAGGCTTAACCTGTGTAAATTCACCAGGACCAAGAATAGTTTCATCAACTAATCCTTCTTGGTCATCTTGCCAAACACGAACAAGCATCTTGCCCGACTCAACAAAGAATCCATTCCATTTGTAACGATGCTCATGCTCGCTACACTTGTAACCTTTCTTAAATTCAATACGGTGAAACTCTAGTACACCGTTAGCATGGATCAATTCTGTTTGACCCCAAATCTTTCCTGCTTTCATAGTCATTGCCCTTTCTCCTTCTGCATTCGCAGTCTTTGTTTGAAATTATTAACTCTCCATCCTTTGTAATTGTCTAAACGATGAAACTCTTCTGTTGTTACTAGGTGATGGTTTACTTTAATTGGTTTATCATTTAATGGTATAAGTTGTGCAATAGGATCGCCAGGCTCTAAAGATAACCTACTTCCGTGTGGTAAAAAGAAATTAAATTCTGCTATATGTGTATATTTAAAATTGATAGTTCCGGGACTACTCCAATGGCTAAGAGGATTTTTTTGATGCCATGTGGGTTGCATCCATAGCCATTCAATGTCTTGACTAGTTTTAATTCTCCATGGCAAAGGAAATTTAATATGATGATAACCAGGCTTGTGATCAGCATAGTCATCTGAACTATGACTGCTAGGCTGTTTAAATTTTTCTGGCATAACATCAAATGCAATCTTACCGTCCATAAAACGCTGTATCACAAAACTTGCAGGACTAGGAATAATAATACCACGTTTCATAATGTCTATAATTGCAGGGCAAGTTTTCATACCTGCAACTTCTAAACCTTGTACATGAACGTGTTCGTGATTGTCTGGTCTTGATATAGGTAACTTTTTCCACCAACGTGGAATAAAATATTTAGACAAGTTTGGCCTAAACATGTCGTATGCATGTTGATCGTCTGTGTATAAATCTACTGTGATAGGTTTATTAAAAAACATTTAAAACAACAAACTATAATCTAGTGTTTCACTTGAACGAGAAATTTCTTTTACAAAAAATACACATTCAGGATTGTCTGCATCGCCCAACGGTGTGGTTAATAATTGCCCTGCTTTTAGTTTAGGAAAGTACCATTTCACATCTTGATACACATTAACAACATCTACACTAACAAAGTCAGGTCTAAAAGATGTTAATGGATTGAATTGAAATGCTTCAAATCCTCTATCATTTAAACTTGTTAATGGTAGTACTTCCAGATCGCCGCCTTCGCTTGATCCAATTAACATAGACCATTCTAGTGGCATTTGTACTTGATGTTTTCCTACTTGAAGTACAACAGCAGGTGCTGAAAAACTTTCTAAATATATTAAAGGCATAAAGAAATAATCCGGCTCTTTAGGATCCGAATTATCTAATACTGAATATCTAATGTCCTCGTTGATTTCTTTTGGAAGATTATTTAGATCATATGATTTGTTTTCTAGTGTTAATATTTTCATTTAATCAATTGTTATCCTTTCGATTGTAAAGGGGTAATTAGCCTCTTTATAAAATTTTTTACGTTGTGTAAGATGCCTTTTTGCAAACTTACATCTGCTTGTGATGTCCCATATTTGGACATGGTCTTTATCTTCAGCCTTTCTAATTCCTCTACCAATTGACTGAATAACACGTACAAAAGACTTACCAGGCTCAATAAGAATAAGGTTAAAAATCCTAGGAATGTTAATACCAACTGCGGCAACACCATAAGTTGCAATAAGAACTTTATTTTCAGCAGTTTTAACCTCGTCATATTGTTCCTTTCTATCATTGGCTTTTGTTTCGCCAGAGATAAAAACACTATTCTCTATATGTGATTGTAACATCTTTCCTGCAGAAAGTCTATCTACAAGTACCAAAGTATTGCCATTTTCGCTTATTTTGGCAATTAATTTTGAAATCCATTCTATTCTTTTTTCATTAGTTGTTAGATATTTTAATTCTTCTTGATAAGATCTAAACTCTTGTACATCTTCAGTTTGAATAACATTAACATGACAGTTAGCAAGTACACCTTTTGCTTGTAGATCACTTGCACTAATATGATTAATAACTTCTCCTAGTCCTGCTCTAATACCTTGAAACTCAAATTGTTCTTTTGGAATAGTACCTGTAAGTCCCCAACGAATTGGAACGTGTGCAAAGTTTTGTGTAAGCAGTTGCTTCAAAACATCTGCTTTTGCTTGATGCACTTCGTCAACAATAATACAACGTACATCTTCCATTGCTTCTTGAAAAGTTACAGCCGCTTCGTGGTTCTTAGTTTTCTTACTAAGAATGTTTAGACTTTGCCAAGTACAGATTGTATGTGTTCTACCTAATTCTTTTCGATCACCAAAGTATACACCAACATCTAATCCGCAATTAACATAGTCTTCTTCTGTCTGCGTTACTAACGATTTGTTAGGAACAATAACTAGGCTACGTCCATATGGTTCACACAGATGCGAAAGTGTAGCAGTGATAATAGTTTTACCTGCACCAGTAGCAACTTCTTGTAGTGCTTGTGGATTAGATAAAAAGTTGTTAATAACTTCAAGTTGGTAGTCACGTAAACGAATTGGTTGTCCTTCTGCTGGATGTCCTTTAGGCCAACAAGTGTCTCCCCAGTAGTCTTCTCTTATTTCATTAAATTTAATTTGTATAGGAGTTCGCTGATCTTCAACTTCAACGTAAACACCTTTTTCGTCTAGTGCTTCTAAAACTTCTTTCAGCATACTAACATAAGTTGTACCGCCCAGTCCAAAGAAACTTACGGTACCGTCCCAACGTCCTAGTTTATATGCTGGCAAGTAACGTGCATACGGAATGTCATACTTAAACTTATTAACCAAGTGCTTACGCATTGATAAGTCCAAGCCTTCAAACTTTACGTTTACTTCATCTCTAATTACTAATTTACAGGATGCCACTTGCAGAGTCTCCTTTAAATGTATAATGTACCAACAATGGTTTATTTGCAAGATACGTTTGTGTTTTGTAATGACTAGGTTCAGTTGCTAAGTCAACTATAACAACATTAGGTGTGATGTTATATTTTACAAAGTTCTTATTGATTTTTTCGTTAGTAAGTATAATTTTGCTTTCAGGATCAAACTTATTAACTTTCCTATCTTTAATATAATCGTTCATTTCTTTGTTCTTAGGATATCTAAATGCTACCGATGTTTGGTTTGAAAGACCTGCCCATTCTAGCAATTCAATCCATTTAATCAGACTTTCATGCTCTACACTGCTTACCATAATAAGTGTTTGTTTACTAGGCTTAATAAGTTCCAAGAAATTTTGACGCTCGTGAACTTTTCTATTAACTGTCCAACGTGATTGGTCTCCTAACAATATTTTTCTAAATGTTTTATGTCCTAGTTTTTTAACCACCGGTGAATCATAAACAGTTACACCAAGCATTTTACTATACAATATTGCCTCAACAGGATCGTCAATATCTTTTAAAGGTTGCAAGTAATCTGCAGGGATATCTGAATTATTAATTGTAAACTCGTTGTCTTGAATTGTCAACAACGGAAAATATTTTAATCCTTCTTTTTTAACTGTATCTGTTTTCTTTTTAATGTCTGTAAGATTTTCGTCAATAGAAAAACCTTTTCCTCTTACAGCATCGAGTAAAAATTCAATATTTTTTTCGTTAAAAGGAAAACTCCATTCTTTGTTTTCTCCGTTGTATGTACCAGCAAGATACACATGTTTTTTTCTTTTCTTAAACTTATTAACTAGGTCTGCGATGAATGGACTTTTACAAACAATTTGGTCGCCGTCGATGTGTAACGTTTTTGTTTTATCAATTACCCTAAACGGTCTTGCAAAAACTTTCTTAGTAATTAGTGTTTCAGTATCAAAACCAATCTTGCGTAGTGCCGGTTCGTATCTTTTAACAACCCGTAGTCCAATTTCTCCTTGCTTTTCAGTAAGTGCAAGATTTCGTTCTAGTTGCATTGCTAAACTTTTTACAATGTTTAGATCATATTGATTGATTGCAACAGTAGGAAGTTGTTCATTACTAAAGTTATAGGCCCATAGAGTTCCGCCTAAAAACTGTATTGCGTCATCGATTGTGTTGTTGATTCCTTGAGGTAATTTATTCACCATGACTATGTCACCAATGTTAAGTTATAAGTTATGTTTTAATTATAGCAGATTATACAGTTTTGTCAACCAAAAATTCATTTAATTTTGGCAGTAATCTTGCCAAAGGTAGACCTTCTGCTATTTCATCAACGGTCCATTCTGTATGTGCGTAATCATTTAACCACTGTTGTCTTTCAGGCTTTATAGGGTCTTCAATAGTATCAAAACTGTGATTAGCAACGTCATATGCTAAACTTGATTGGCCTACAAATGCAGGAACTCCGCCTATAATACTTTGAATTCCTGGATTACTTGTCCAACTTACAACAGCATGAGCACCTTTAAAACTAAAATCAAAGTCGTCATATGTTCCTGTAACATGCAATGGTATTTGTCTAAACACATTTTTGAATTCGTGTTCTATTCCAGGTAACTGACATCTTGGGTGTGGCCTAAAGTATATTTTTCTTTCGGAGTATTTTCTAATTTCATCTATAACGTCTGATATCCATTTGCTCATAGGAGGCATATCACGCCATTGATGACTTTTATCATGTTGTCCACAAATTACAATATGTTCTCCAAATGACCACGGCTTTAATTCGAGTCCGAGTCGTCTAGCCCTACTGCTATCATTACTGCTAGGACCAAAAAAAGCATCTCTATTGATTCCATTTATTCCTACCTTCCATGTTGTTCCTCTTTTGATTCCGCCTACTTCTAATACTATTACAGGGATATTATTTTTTTGACAATATTCCCACACAGGCTGATTATTTTTCATACGACCATGCCAGAGCACACTCCAAATAACTGCTACGTCAAAGTCTTCGTGTTCTTCGTGTCCTAGGTGTTTTAATCCTGTGCTAAATGCATCAAAAACTGCTGTACTGTTTAATGCACCATTCTCTCTGAATAATTTGAACTTCATCTATTGCCTACTAAATATACGTATATTATATTTATTAGAGGATAAAATGTCAAGAAAATTTGCGGTTGTTACAACGTTCAATAAAGCAGGCATGGACTTGTACGGACAAAAAATGATAGACAGTTTTGAAAAAAACTGGCCTGCTGAAGTTGATCTTTATGTATATGCAGAAGGTTGCACACCTAACAAAACTAGAAACAATACATACGTTAGAGAATTGATGCAAAATGCAGGCATTGTAAAATTTAAAGCAAAGTGGAAAGACGTTCCTAAGGCAAATGGATTAGAAAATCCAAAAGGTAGAGTAGATGCACACAAGGGGTTTAAGTGGGACGCTATTAGATTTTGTCATAAAGTTTTTGCTATCTTTGACTGTGCGAAAAGCCTAGACGGCTCAAATGTTGATGAATTAATTTGGATGGATGCTGATACACTGTGCCATAGTGCAATGCCAAAAGATTTCTTAGACAAATTTATTCCACACAATAGTCATATTTGTTATTTTAGTAGAGAACCTAAATGGCCTGAGTGCGGATTTTATTCTATGAAACTAAAAGAAGATATTACTAAAAAGTTTTTAAGTAGATTTCAATGGGTATATGATCATGCCGAAGAAGGTATTTTTACAATGAAGGAATGGCATGACAGTTTTGTATTCTATGAAATTGTAAAAGAATTTAGACAGGTGCAAGGTTTTGTAGAACATAGTTTAAGTAATGTAACAATACAAGGTGAAGGACATCCTATTATCAACAGTAAGTTAGGTGCATATATCGACCATATGAAGGGCAATAGAAAAGTTGATGGAAAGTCATATGCAAAAGATCTTAAAGTAAAACGTAAAGAAGATTACTGGAAATGAAGAAAAGTTTATTTGGCCCGTGGTCTAGTTTACTAGATGTTATGTTCAAAGATGCCGAAAGTGTTTCTATATGTGAAATAGGAACGCACAGAGCAAAAACAGCAGAACAAATATGCTTACACATATTACAAAATCATAATTGCAAGTTGCGTTATGTAGGTTATGATGCCTTTGAATTAGCAACCCCAGATAGTGACAATGACGAAATAAATGGAAAAGGTCCGGGTGATTATATGTATGCTAATCATATGCTTAGACGTATAAACAACAAAAATTTTAAATTCAAACTAATCAAAGGTTGGACACAAAACACACTAGAACAAGGCAAGTACGATCTAGTTTATATAGATGGCGGTCATAGTTATGAAACTGTAAAACATGATCACGAAAAGTTAGAAATGAGCAATATTGTAGTGTTTGATGATTATCAGATACCTGATGTAAAGAGATATGTAGATGAATACATATATAAAAATTCTATTGTACAAGTTGATTGGGATTTAGATAAAATAAAAAATCTAAACGAAACTGTATATTCGTTTATGCCACACAAAGTCAAGAAACAAAAACAGTTTGTTCTTGGACAACCAACAGGACACATACAGCCTGTAATATTTAGGAAGTAATATGATTATTGATGCATTTCCATATTTTAATGAAGAAGAACTTTGTTTAATTAGATTAAACTATCTTCAAGATGCAGTAGACAAATTTATAATTGTCGAAAGCAATCAAACATGGCGTTGTCGCCCTAACAAACAAAAGTTTTTGAAAGTTTTAGAAAAAGTTCCACAACACATAACAGATAAAATAGTTTACAAATGGGTAGAACACCCTGACGAGTATTTAGACAGTGAAGAACACACTAACCTTAAAACAATACAAAATATTACTAGAGATAACCTAGTATATGAAGCACGTAAAATAACTGACAAAGCAATTTTCTTTTACAGTGACCTAGATGAAATTTGGGATAAAAGAGGATTGGCAGAAATTAAACGTTTGTTAAAAGCAGGAGAAAAACAAATTGTTTGTGATCAAGATTTAAGAGTTGTATATCTTGATTGGTATGCACGTATGCGTAATTGGCCTGGTACACGAATTACTAATTTAGAAAATCTACCAGAAGAAAAGCCATTAAGCACAGGTGCGTTCAAATACACTAAAGCAGGTGCTTTTAAAAGACACACTGTAATTAAAAATGGTTGGCACTTTAGTTACTTTGGCAGTGATAATCAACGTACTGAAAAAATTGCAAACATTAAAAATGCAATGGATTGGGAACGCAAAGCAGGAATGAGTTATGCACAAATTGCCACAAGAGTAAAAACAATACAAGAGTGGAATAACGTTGTACGTAAAAAGAAAATTCAAGGCAGACAACTAGATGATAATTTACAAATAGATACAAGTTTACAAAAAGAGTTTTTAAAATTTGATCTACTAAGTCCTTGGTTTAAAAACAAATATGAATCACATTTAAGGAGTACAAAATGAAAAAGTCCGGCGATTGGTGGATATGTGACGAAGAACAAAATATGATGAAGTATACTGAGGTTGCTAAAAGGGGCGATCCTAGTTGGCAAGGTAACTTTCCTTTATATTTAAATAAGTTTGTACCAGAAGATAAAAGAGGTGTATTTGTTGACATTGGTGCTAATTATGGATTTATGGTAACTGCTATGAGTAAGTTCTATAATCGTGTAGAAGCGTTTGAAGTAATTCCAAAAACATTTGACTGTTTAAAATTAAACTGTGAAGGGTTTGATAATGTTGTATTACACGATTGTGGACTAGGTAAATCAAACGATAAGATGTATGCAAAGCGTAGAAAGAAAACAGCAGGGCATAGTCAAATTATAAATGATCAACAACAGTTAGATTTATATCTGTCAGGCAAACACCCTAAACAACATATGGTAGAAATTGTAGAAATACCTATTAAAACATTAGATAGTTTTAATTACGATAGAATAGATTTAATGAAAATTGATGTTGAAGGTTTTGAAGAGTTTGTACTTGCAGGTGCAGAAAAAACCATTAAAAGATGTAAGCCTGTAATTGCACTTGAAGTTACACGTGAAAAGAAAACTACTGTAAAACGTAGTAGTATTGATACTGTAAAATTAGTTGAAAGTTGGGGATATAAATTTGTGGAGCAACGTAAAGACGATTATATGTTGATTCCTCAATGAAACACTTTTACCAAGATATTTTAGGGTACACTTATCCACAAAATTTAATTTTCTTTGATATGGTTATTCCTAAACTGCCTAATAATAGCACATGGGTAGAGTTAGGATCGTGGACTGGAAAAAGTACGGCGTATTGTGTTGTAGAATTATACAATGCAAATAAGTTAGGAAAGTTTGTTTGTGTAGATACATGGGAAGGTAGTCCCATACATTTTACAAGAGATACATTGCCCCATGGCTTAGATAATATCGACGATTTATATACTACATTTTTAAAAAACACTAATCCTATAAAAGACAGAATTACACCAATAAAATCTTTAAGTTGGGAAGTGGCTGATCAGTTTGAAGACGAAAGTGTAGATTTTGTTTATATTGATGCTGATCATAGTTATGAAAGTGTTACTAAAGATCTAATAGCATGGTGGCCTAAAGTTAAAACAGGAAGTTACTTCGGAGGGGACGATTTTACGAAAGGTCATCCCGATGTAATACGTGCTACACGAGATTTCTTTAAAGATTTAAAAAGGAAAGTTAGAAAAAAAGGCAGGTGCTGGTACGTTCAAAAAGTTTAAACGTATTTTCTCATATGGCGCCAACACGTACCATTTTTAAGTTCATCAATACTCCAATGGCTGGCACACAACTTCCATAACCATTCTTTTCTATCAGGACGTTGTGGAGTTTCAATTTGTGTTAAGTCAATATTAGCAAGAGGGCCTGCTTGACAATCATCTGGATCTGTGGCAAATATAGGAATACCGTTCATTAGTGCCGCAACACTTGGACTTGAATTTTTAACAATCATCGCCCAACAATTTTGTAAGTCATCTAACAGTGTTATTTTAGTAGTATCGCTAACACGAACACCAAATTCTTGTTCTATTTGTTTGCCGTAGTGTAATGCTGTTTTATCTCCTGGGTGACAACGTATCTTGATAGGTCTATTTGTGTGTTTACGCAATGTTGTTAAGGTATTACGTAACCAATCAATAACATGTTCCCCCTTCATGCTCCACCCACCGTTTCTTTGTAGACAGATAAGAACATGGTCGCCGCTGTTTGTATACGGAAGTAATTGTAGTCCATATCTATTTGCTAATCTGTCCCAGTGCTCTGGAGTAGTAATATCGTGATTACAATAATCTCCTGTTGTAGGAAATACACCATCAAAACTAAAGCGTATTAATTCACTGTCGTTAAATTTGCCTGTTGCGTAACTAAACATATTACTATCAATAATAACACAGCGTTTAGGTTTTACTGTATTTCTTTGATGTACTAGACGCCTAAATTGCAAGTGAGGTGCATTTTTTCCATGTTCATGAACGAAACCTTGCAGTACAGCAACATCACATTCTTGATATGTTGTACCTTCTATTGCAACACCTTCGTCACCGGCGGCAGTTACTCCTTGCACATAAGCATGTAACATTGCAGGCTTAGCCGGGTTATTGTTGCGTGGAGGAATACCTCCTAAAAAACTTACTACTTTCATTAAAGAACTGCCTTGACTTTAGTCCAAAAATCTTTTGTGGCGTTTCTTGCTTCTTCTAATGCGTTAGGGTATATCGGTGCTTCGTCTAAAGCATCTAGCCAACCTGCGGGTTTACCTAACAAATAAGGTTTGTGTTTTAATGAATAAAATTTTGAACTCCAAGGTCCTAACACAATTACTTTTTTACCTAAAAGTGTACCCCAGTATGCACCATGATAACTGTTAGTTAAAATTGTATTAGCACTACCTAGTAATTCAATTGTTTGCTCCATATTGGAACCACTATTGATAAATCTTGGAACAGGTGTTGGTCCAAAATCGTTACCTTTAATTAATTGTTTTTTGTGTTCAAAAACAATAATATCGTTCTTAACCGGATATTTTTTGTCAAATGCTGGATGCATACAACTTGCACAAGGAACCCAATCCCAATCAGGATGTTGTGCTTGAAATAGTTCGCCCCAATAATCGCGAACTCCAATGAGATCAAAATCTTTCATGCGTCTTGGGTATTTTATATTGTGTGAATTTGCAGAATTGTAGTCTCTTTGGTTGTGTCCTGCTCCCCAAATAACTCTTTTAACTTCTTTATTTTCTTCTATTTGTCTAATTATATTAACAACATCTTCTTTTAATCTTTTATTAAATTCTGCATATAATTCTTTATATTTTGGATTACACAATCTCCAACGATGATCCCACATTTCATTTAATTGGTTAACATCTGGACGATCAAAAACCATGTTTATAGCATCGCCAAAAAATTCGTTGGCTAATAAACCACCACCACCATAAATTACAGGAATATCATCTGGAAAAGGGTGCCTACCAATTTGTGTGATATCTACTTTTTCATATTCGCTGTCTTTTAAAAAATATTGTAATGGATCACTAGCCATATCTCCAATATTATTTGCGTCTCTTCTGTGAATTACTACTGCTTTTATTGACATGTATTATCCTTTATTTTTAATTATGTGCGAACCTCAAAGGTATCACTTTTCTTGACTTTACCTTTATAGTGTGTCATGTATTCTGCAAGAACGGTGTGCTTAAAAATTGTGTTATGTTTCCTATTACCCAAATCATTGAAGATATTTCCGTGTTTTTGGAACTCATTTACCACTGCCCCAAACACATCTCCGTCATAAAACCTTCTAAGTTCTGCACCATAACCTCTAACGTAGTATTCACGATAGCGATTAACAAAATCTTCAAAATAATAATGTCTAGTGTTTGTAATATAAAACCCTGTTTCACCACAAAGTACAGGTTTTATTTTTTGAAACCCTTCACCTTTGGTTTTTTTATGGTCATAAACAACAGCCATGTAGGTTGCAAGAAAGTGTCCAGGAGCAAGATTACATAAAAAGTCATAAGGTACAGGTTTAAATGTAATTACATCGCTATCTAGCCATATGACTCGATCCACACCCTGAAACTGACAGGCACGTAACCAACTAAATGCTTTATAACTGAAAATTTTCACTCTCTTTTTGTAGTCTGTTTCTTGAAAATCTCTAAAATCTTGATCAAGTTCATCAAAACTGTGATACATTACATTGTCGTGATTATCTAATGTAAAATCTTCAGCAAAAACATGAAGTGTAATTTCTTTTGGCCAATATTTTACAAAACTGTCGATGCAATTTTTTCCTAATTTGTCGTAATAGGCTTTATTCTGTGTTGTTACTGCTATAAATTTCAAAATCCTAATATCCTTTTTGCAGTACCGTCCTTCAATTCGTCAATATGAAATTGCCCATAGGCTAAATGACATGCCCATTCATATACTTCGTCTTGATCAGGGTACCTTGGTTGTTCAATTTGTGTCAAATCATCAGATGCCAATTCCATAGCGGCATTTGGAGCCAGTGTAAATACTGGTATACCGTATAATATGGCTTCAGTTGCCGCAATGCTTTGTAGTGTTACCACAGCAAACGCATTATCTAGTTCTTGGTAGATTGTTTTTTCAATTCTTTCTTGTCTTTTGGCTTTTTCTCTAATTACAATAGGTCGATCGGTATGCTTTTTGATCATTTCTACTGTTTCTCGACGCCATTTTACCATATCAATGTTATAAAACCTTGCAGGCTTTTCACTTGGCATTACTACAAGAATATTTCTACCATCTCTCTTCCACGTAGGAATGCTAATGCCTAATTTTTCAAGTCTGTCCGAAGGTCTTTGTTCGACAATATCGTGTTGTAGGTCGTTTTTTACAATTCTATGAAATAATTTAAATCCGTTTGGGTTAATTGGACTTTTATAGTTACCTATATAACCACTATCCATGTAATAGAAGTCTCTTTGTTCTGCCCAACACTGTTGCATTAACTTGAATTTTAAAATTCCACGTAAAAAGATAGGTCCTGATGTTTCATTAAAATTAAATTGATCAGAATGTGTTGGGGCAACACCAAAACTCTTGGCGAGCATGTTAATATATTCGTCGGAAGCGTTTTTACTTAGGAATGTTAAATTGTTTTCCATTGTTGACCTGTTTTGTTTGCAGTTTCAATCCACAAATCAGCATAGTCTACATCTTGACAGTTTGCAAACCACGGTCCACCTTCGGTAAAGTGAATTGCTTTTGGTTTTCCGTCTTGTGGTTCCTTGTACCAACCTTCTAACCAGTTCCACTCATGGCTGATTTGACCAATTTCTTTGTCTTTTAGCCAACTAAAGCGGTGCATGAACTTTCCAGTTTCTTTGTTTACCATGCTAGGTATAACTTGTTGGTTACTAGGATGTCCACAATTCCATAATACCATTGAACTCCAGTTTTTTCTTGGATAAAGTGTCTGCTGTTTGCCGTCCATTTTGACACCTTCTTTGGGAGTATAGTCATGATGCACACACATTACTGCATATTTGTCATCACGTTGTGATAATAACTTATCAACATCGTCTAACCATAAAAAATCACAATCACAAAACAATGCCCAACCTTTATAATCCATTAGATAAGGAATTAAAAATCTTGTAAATGTAAATTCAGTGCTACTAAGCGAATCATGTGGCCTTGTGTATATGCCTTTGTCACGAAGTTCGTTAATTTTTAAATATTTTATGTCAATAGGTTCTTCAGTTGTGTGACGTAAACTGTATTCACAAACATCACTTGCAATTGGTTCACGGGAGTCATACCCAATAAAAATAGTGTTCATTATTTTCCTTCTTTCCCGTAATTTTCATCAACGCCAACACGCTGTATGTCATCTTCAATACAATTATCACCAAATTGTATTTCAATAATTCTTAACGGTTTGTTAGTTTTGTTTTCTAGTTGGTGCCATTCACCTACATCTATATTTAAACTTTGGAATTTACTAAGTGTTGCCCACTCGTCTAAATCTGTACTACGATCTATAGTGTTTACCGTGGCAGTGCCTTCACTTACAAACCATAGTTCATTTCTGTGTTTGTGTTTTTGCATACTCAACCGTTTACCTGGGTCAACTGTAAGTTCTTTTAACTTAACTTCATTGCCAACACCAAATAAAACTCTATAATAACCCCAAGGACGTTCAGTTTTAGGATATTTGTATTCTTCTAGTATCCAACTGCTTGAATTCTTTTTATCTTCACCACCTACACCAAACTTAAATGTTAATCTAGGATGAAATACTTCCATTTCTGGAATATTTTCTTTTGTTCTGTCACCGCCGTTAGCAAATATGTAATCTTCTTGTGGCCATTTAGACATAGTTTGTCTAATTGCATCTGATGCTGTGTTATCACTGTCATCGAACGCAATAACTTCGTCTACTACTGCTAATTCTTTAACTATTGCTACACGTTCCTCATAAGGCATAAACGGTTTGCCTTTTTTACGTGTTAACCACTCATCAGAATTGACTCCAACAACCAAATAATCGCCTAATTCTTTAGCGGCTTTAAAGTAGGCAATGTGCCCTGAGTGTAAGGGATCAAACCCTCCAGTTACTATTACAACTTTCATGTTAATATTTATTTGTAGCAGTCTGCCAGTATGTATTTGTTGATTTTTGCTATTTTTACTGTTGAAAAGTGTTTATTCAATAAAGTAAAAAGTGTATTTTCATTATATACTTGTTTCCACCCACGAGATGTCTTTGGCGCCTTAATTGCTAAAGCCATAAAGATAAATCTGCTACAAGTTGGTTGTATAGTTTTTAAAAATTTATCTGGATCATCTAAATACTCAAGGACTCCTAATACAAGTCCTACTTCTGCTGTATGTTTGATTGTAAATTCTTCGTTAAAATCAATTTGATAATCTGCTAAAGGGTTTAAGTCATATCCTACATAATCTTTAAAAGATAGATAGTTGCAAACAGATTTATCTCCGCAACCAAAATCTAAAACTGTTTTATTTTCTATATTGTAATCTTTTAAGAAACGATTTCTTTCACTCCACACGGGTTCAGTCAAAGTAAACTCCTTTTAAATGTTCCCATGCTGTACCATTGGATATTTCTTCTTTAGTCCATAGCATATATCCAGCATCATAGCACCATTGTGTTCTATCAATATTAACATTAGGGTTTTCAATATTTTCTAATTTGTTTTGATTGCTAATATTCCAAACGACACTTTCATCACTTAACGGAAATGTAGGAATTCCTTCTAGTGTACTCTCAACTAATGCGTTAGTGTTGTACCCAACAACCGCCCAAGCATTATTAAAATCTTCCTCTAATGATTTGCCACCTTCTATCTTGTTTCTGTTTTTGAACACTGATGATATTTCTACATTATCTATAGTTGATTTAAATTGTAAGAAGTTTAGTTTCTTATGATGTACGTGAGGTCTAATTATTATTTTTCTGTCTGTATATTTTCTAATTGTTTCAATAGTGTATCTAATCCAGTGTTCATAAGTACCATATTTTTCGTATAAAGAATTAAGTGTGCTGTCACCGGGTTTTTGTAAACACACAAGAATGTTGTCACCAGGTGAACTCCAATCTTTAATTTCTAAATTTTGTAAATCTTTAATTGTATTCCATCTATCTGCAGGACTATTCTCATTATTAAAATTGCCATTACGCAAAAAATGATTCCAACCTAACCTAAAATAACAACGAGAATCTGTAATAGGAAAACTGTTTTTTCTAAACAAATTACTTTCGCATACTAGTGTAGGTTTATTTTGTTCTTTAATATATTGATATGATTTTACATTTTTTGTTTTGCTTTTTTGTACATTAATTTGAAAAAACACATCAGCAGTTTCTTTTAACGAATTATCGTAATCTATTAGGTGCCAATTTGGTAAGTTGAACCCAATGTTAAAATAATTAATTTCTTTAAAAGATACAATATTCATTTTATTGCTAAAAAGTTGCTCTCGTATACCGTATCTAGAATGCGTTCTTTTTGTGTAATATTAGAAAATACATCTCTCGGTATTTTATCTAGTGTAATAATACTGTGTATTGTAAAGTTATTTTCTGTAAAAAAGTCATACAAATCATTAGCAGTATAGTTGTACTCTTGAAAATGTATTTGATTACATTCAAAATAAACTAGACTAGTTTTTTGTAAAGTTTTTACTGCGCCTTGTAGTGCAGGAAGTTCTGCACCTTCTACATCTATCTTAATAAAGTAAGGATCGATGTTATAACTATCAACGGTTTTACTTTGTAGTGTTAGTTCGTTGTAATTTTCTAATCTATAATGTTTTCTTAATCCACTCCACCCTGCACGATCAAGATCTTGATAAAATGTTACACTACCTGGTTCATTAGATACCACATCATTGTATACAAATACATTATTATCTTTTCTATAACGACGTTTTAGTCTATTAAAATGATCCGGCAACGCTTCAATACAATGAAATTCTGCATCAGGAAAATATGTTACATAAGGAACCAACCATTTACCTGTGCGTGATCCTATATCAATCATAGTCATGTCTGTAGGTGCATGAGTTGTAATATAATCGTATATTAATTTTGTATCTTGTTTTTTAAAGTTCATACAAATAATTTTCTTCTATAATATTTTACATCAAACAGTATACTGTTAAACATTACTCTAGGAATTATCCAACCGTATTTTCTAACCACTTCAAGTGCTTTTTTGCAACCTAAAGGTGTAATAAGATACGCATCTGCATTCTTTAAACAGTTGTTTTCAAAGTAAGGATAATCATCTCCGCCTATATTGTAATTGGGTTTAGGTAAAGATTGTATTGAGTTTTCGTACTCCCATTCACCGGCACTTAAATTTAAAACTTCAGTATAAAAGTCATTTACATTGCCTGGAATAGGCCATTGTTGCCAACAGCAGTCTTCAATTATTAGGGTTGGTTTATCAGATTCAGCACCCAGTCGCCATGCTTTTAGATGATCATAAAATGTTAAAAAATGACCATTTTCTCTATGGTTACTGTTTCTATAATTTTTATATTTTCCGAAAGTTGCTGGAGGTATTTTGTTTACTTGATCGATTGTTCGAATACCTGTAATAGATCTATTGTTATAACCTAGTTCAACACAACGGTCATAACACTCTTGGTAATTGTTTTGATTGGTTTTTATTATTATAACATCAAAGTGATGCATCTTCCATTCCTGCTACACGTAATTTAGTAATATTAGTTATCTGCCATTGCTTCATGTCGATGCCTTTTAAGATTCCTAACCACTTGTTACGTAGCAGTGCAAACTCGTTGATAATTTTTTCCATATCAACTACGTCTGCTTCGCCGTCAACATATTTTTCAACATCGCGACTGCTTAATGCTCTTTGATAGTTTTCTAAGTATTGCTTAAAATATTTACTTCTTGTTCTGCGTAGTTCGATGTTTAGGTATTCGAGGATTGCTTCAATTTCTTGTAGTTGTCCAAAACGTTTTTCTACAACACCAGGCAAACTAGAGGCGTTCTTTTCAAGATTGCCTTTCAAAGCACACTCTATCCTAGCATCTTCCATTTGTCCCTCATACCATAGTATAGCATCAGGAATGCAAGAAATATCAGTTGAAATCCTCGAATACCAATTTATCATTTAATAATCTTCCGAATCATATTCATCATAGTCTTCATCATAATCATTATCGTATACCTCTTCGTCGCCATATACTTCTGTTACAGCGTCTTTGAGATAAGGATCCTGATCTGCTAACTGATATAACATCGGTTCTTCTAGACCATTGTCTACACACCAGTTTATAAACTTGTTAGCACAATCTTGTTTGCTTTTAACATCGACAAATTCAGCAAACGAATCCCAAAGGTCAATTAATTGTTCGTCACTTAGATTCAATTGGAGTCTCCTGTTCAACGGTTTCTGTATTGTCATCGGCCTCTTGGTCGATTCCGTTATACTTATCACCATTGTTTGCGAAATCCTTCATAATGATTTCGAGTTGGTCTCCAGTCCAATCTTTACGATAGTTTAAATGTTCTTGACCTGCTGAGTCCACAAATTTTAGTCTATTGCCTTGTTGTTTTAACAAACCTTGTTTTTCAAACAAATCAACTAGACCACTATATGGATCCATACCAGTTTCGTATGGGATTTTTACTTGTACACCTTCAAAAGGTTTTGCGTAACGTGTTTTCATTACCTTACAAGCGGCTCTAATACCACGTACATCTGTTACCTTTTTACCGTCTTCATCTTCTTTTAGTTTCAACTTTTTCATTGCTACCACAATAGATGAAGCATACACAAAGCCTTGTCCTCCACTGATTTTATCATCAGGATCAAACATATCTTGCGATGCGTATGTGTGGTTAGTACATACCATACCTACGTTGTAACTACCAAACATGTTTACACAGTTACGTACAAGTGCCGTAAGTGCCTTAGGCTTTCTACCCATATCACCTTTTAAGTCACCTTTATCAAACTGATCAACATCTGTTGGTGTTAGCAACATACCCAAACTGTCAATTACAAACAATACTTTAGGACGTTCTTGTGGATCAACACCATCATAATCCTCTCTATATTCTTTCATAAAGTTTGAAACAGTTTTTGCTACGTCATCAATCATACTCATTGACAAACGTAATAGTTTACTTTCGTCTGTATCAACACCAAGTGCTTGTAACCACTTTTCGTCTAGTGCATTCTCTGAGTCAATTAGTACTACAAAGATACCCTGTTCTTGTGCTGATTTTACAATATTTCCAGAAGCAAAGTAAGATTTACCTGCACCGGATTCGCCGGCAAACACTGTTACCTTACCTAGCGGAACACCTTTGTGAAAGTCGCCACTAATAAGATAGTTAAGTGCGTAATTGCCTGTGCTTACCCAGTCTGTTGGATCGTTAAAGCCAACACCAAGTCCTGTAATAGACTTGGTGAGACCTTTACGAAACTTTGATACATCAAATGGTTTCGCCATGTTTGCTCCTTACGATTGACGTGAGCGAATCATATTCAAAATGTCTTGAGCACGTTCGCTACTTGGTTTGTCATCTTCAGCCGCAGGTGTAGTAGTTTGTGCTGGTGCAGGTTCTGCAACAGTTTCTGCTACTGGCTCACTTGCTGGAGTTGGAGTTGGTGTTGCTGGAGCACTTGCCGGAGCAGATGCTTTGTTCGGATCACCAGTTGGAGCACTCATGCCTGGAGCACGAAAGTACTGACCAAAACGATCTGGATCATACGCTTCACCATCAACAGATGCTTCAAACATCTCTTGAATGACTTTAACTTCAACTTCTGAAGGTTTCTTAGGAAGGAAATCATTTAGATTATGCAATCCATGTGCATCAATTGCCGCTTTTTCTTCATCAGTTAAAGCACGTTCTCTACGTGACCATTGTGATGTTGAGTAGTCAGCATAACCACCTTTTGATGTTTTCTTAATTCTAAAGTCAACACCTCTTGCGTAATCTGTTGGAAGTTCTTCCATCTCCGGATCCATCAAAGCACCTTTAATGATTTGGAAAATTTGTGGACCAATAATAAACCTACGAATAGGATTATCTGGAGTTGAATCTTCACTGATCGGATTGTCAGCAACGAAGCCTTGGAAAATGTATGAACGCTTTTTCCAATACTTACGTCCTTGATCTTCTAGTGAAGGATCTTTAAACCAACCACGTACTTCTGAAAGGACTGGACAGGTCTCTCCATACATTTCCATGCATGGAACGTTTACTGTAACAGGACGTGAATCTGTTTGTCCTTTAATCCCAGCAAATGGAAGTTTGATCATCAAACGCTCTTTCCAAAAGAACACGTTCTCTGGATCTGCGTCTGGCAAGAAACGAAGTACTGCTTCGCTACCTTCTGCCATATTCCAATGTGGGTAAATTGCGTTGTCGCCGCCGCTTGTTGAATTACCGCCGCCTTTACGATCTTCTTGTTCACGTAGTTTTGCACGGATTTCTGCTAATGTTGCCATAATATAAGCCTCCTTAATGTTTTGCCTTTATGTGCCTGTTGTAGATAGTTTCTAACAACATATCTACTATTATATTTAGTCTTTAGGTAAAAGTCAATAGCGATTTTGAACTTTGTTTACCAAAGTGACTTTTGAGGAGTGAAAACAAAGTTGACAATCATTCTGCGTGGGTTTGCACTGCTTGGATTCGAACTTGCATGGAATCTGTTGCTAGGAAAAACAAACATTCTTCCTCTTTTTGGTTCCACAGTAGTTTCTACTTCTATATTACCCATACCCTGTCTAAGGGAATTTTTGAACAGTCTAGTAGCACCATCACAGTCATGTAGATAATAGATCATGCTTAAACTTTCATCATGTGGACTATCAATATGCGGTGGATTGTATACTTTAGTTGGATCACTGCCATCTGCCATCATAAGATTGCTTTTCACACGTTCAATAGTTTTGATTTGCATACCTGTTTCTTTTTCTAAAAAGTAAAAGATTGGTTTGACCATTTCCCAAGTATAACATGTGATTTGTTTTGTTGGGTCTAGTACTGTGTGTACAAACTGTGGTGATTCTTTTATTTCTGGATTATCTGCAATAAAAGCAAGTTCCCAATCTTGGAATCCACTTGTGTTGTCTTGCCACATCCAGACCAAATTTGGATCCTTGAAAGTTAGTTCAAGGTGTTCTTGCATAGAAGTGGGTAATACATCGTCAAATACTTTATACATCATACGTATATTTAAGTATTAGATTTTTTTGGGTATTACTTTTTGATTCCGGCTAAATGAATGATTCTGTTTAGATCTTCGTTAGTCTTTTTCAACGCTTTTCTTACACCTGGATGATCTGATAAACCTTTAGCAATTTTTTCAATAGTGTTAACTGCACCTGAATAGTTACCGCCTTTGTAACGTTTATCATTAAGTACACCATAAGCCATTTTTATCTGCTTATCACTAAACTCTTGCTTTTCAGTACCTTCGTGCGTTGTACTAATCTTTTGTTGTACTGCTTCTAAACCTTTTTCTTTTAGGTCTTCAATAAAATCATTTACTATTGATCTAGCATATCTGTCATCAGCGTCTTTTTCGCTATGGCTATCTCTTAAATGCTCTAGTTCTTCAACAGCATCTTCAACAGTACTAGCATTTTCGATAATTTTTTCTGCATCTACTAGTGCCATATCCCAAGCATTACCGCCTTCTGCAACAGGTGCTGATTTTTTCATAGCCTGTTTTACTTCTTCGGGTGACATGCCTAATTCTTTAGCAATCTCTTCAGCACTCTTCCCTTGTTTATGTAACTTGTACATATACGGTATTGCTTCTTCGATATCATCGTTTTCGACTTGTACCTTTTTGCCTGTTAGTTTGGATACAAATCGCTCGACTAGATCCCCTACGGAATCACCAAAACGCTTACGAGCGGAGATTACAACACCCGTTTCACCTTTTGGAAACGCTCCAGTTTCTTTATCATAGAATGAGCGAACAAACTCAATGACATCTTCAGTTGATGCTTTTTTATCTTCAACACCATCATCTTGACCTGCTAATTTCATAGCACCGTCTTTGTCAATTGTTACATCAGTAGTGTCGTCTTCTTGTTTTAGATCACCAAAATCTAAATCGTCTAACACTTCAGGCATATTCTTTTTAACATAAGAATAAATTAAAGGTCTTACACATGCGTCAGCATCTTTGTCTGCGAGTGCAATAACATCTTTCTTAAATGTTTCATCGTCGATAATACCTTCAAGACTACTAATTGCGTTTGTTCCATCTGGCCCTACTGGCAGATGTTTGTTAATCATTTTATTTAATAAAGCAACTTTTTGCTTATCTATTGTTTCACTCATTACTGAGTCTGCCCACTGTTCGAATTCATCAATGTCTTCGCCGTGTGCATATTTGTTATCACGCTCTGCCCATCTTTCTTCGGCATCTTCTTGAGCGTAGTTCATAAGTTCATCCATGTCTTGCATCTCAAGGTCCATGTCTTTGTCAAAACCTAATTTGCTATTACTATCTTGTTGGCAACTTATTTCAATTGATTTAGGATGTACAACAGGCTTACCATCAACTACTGTTGCTGTATAATATACAGTGCATGGTGTTGTTTCGCCATCGTCGCCTACACCATCCCAATCAAATTCACCATCAAAATGATCTGGATCAAAACCTTCTACTACTCCGGATATTACATCGTCGAGATTAACTGTTGTTTCAGCAATTCTCTTTTGATGAATCTTATGTAGCAAAGGAAACATGTCAGTTAAATTTTCATTAAACTGTGGAATAGTAAATGCATTGGTAAGATCATTTACAATGTCTTCTCCCAATTCTGTTCCCGCCTCTAAAGGCATAAAGTTTTCTTTTTGTTGTGTATAATATGTTTGTGTCTGTAATTTTCTGATATGGTTTCTTAAACTTTCTAATTCAACTGTTGCACCTTCAATAATATCATTTGATGTTGAATTCATAAAGTCTTTGTGTTGTACATATCTTTTGAAAGTTGTTAGTTTTGCAATGTTCCCAGAAGTTTCAATAATGTGTTTACCAAATTCATCATGCGGCATACCACCGTTAGCAACGTGACGAGCCATTGCCCTTGCACCTGCTAGATGATTGAATGGATACTTAAATCTTTCGCCTGATTCGTTTTCAATAAACAGCGTCTGAATGTTACGTGCTCTAGCACCCATTTGTTCTGCGTTTATTTCTTTTTTGTGTCTAATAATTAACTTAGTTTTGTCTAGGTTTTCATAACTAGACTTTGTACTTCCATACATTGCTGACTCCTGAACTTTGTTACCTAGATATTTATAGTCTCTTTTATCTAAATTTGTTTTTGCAATATCTCTAGCATCAAACCCCATCATATGTTTTTTACTAAAGAAACGCATTTCCTTTAAAAAAGCATACCAAGCGTTTTCAACTGCTTCATTAGCGTTTTCAAGCATTCCTTGGCTGTAATACAGTTTAAGTGTATCTGGATCCTTAATGCTTATGCTTACAGCACCTTGATTTTCTCCGTTAACAATGTAGTCAAAGTCAAAAAATCGTGCCTTGCTATCTTCGCTAGTAGGCGCTCCGTTTTCGTCCCCCATTTCTATGCGTGGGAAGCGAGAACGAATCTTCTCAAATAATGATGATGCTATTGAATCTAAACCTTTCATATGTGTATTTATACTATTAGAACGAAACGAATACCGGCATTGGTAACACTGTTTCCGAGTTAATATCCTTCATTTTTTCATATATAGCAGGATCCCAATCAGCCAATATCTGTTGCATACGTACATTTAACAGTGTAGCACTAACCAAGTCATCATGCTCTCCTGTCTTGGCACCGAACGTTGTTCCGTGTGCTACGTATGCTTTTAATTCGCTTATAAGTGGTTTACTGCGTATCTTAAGTTTGCTTTGCTCTAGTAAATGCTTGAACTTAGCACAAGCACTCATTTTAGTTTTGTGTGTTGTATTGAATCCTTTTCTAAATTTACGCACATGCCCTTTTCTAATAGGTTCACTCAAAAACATACCGTAAATGTTTTCTTCACCGTAGTCTTTGACTGTAACAAGTGCCGCTTCGCCTATGGCGTTGTTTTCAATTGAGTAGTACACCTGTGGCAAGCGTCCGGTTGCTTCTTCACATTGTTCTTTTATAGTTTTTGTGATATCAGCAAGTATTCGTACTTGTCCTTGTATAGGTGTTAAATTGTGTTGCCACTCTGCTACCTGTTCAAAAGTTGGCAATTCGAAAACTTGAATAGCCGCATAGTCACCTCCTGTACCTAAACTTGGGTCCATACTTACAACATAAGTCATCTTATCGTTGCAGTCTTTGTACCACCGTGTTTGACCCATTTTTCTCAAAGGTTCTTCGCCTTCGAGTTCAGCAAGTCTTACACTGTTGATTAATGTTTCGTCAAAGATTAAGAATTCACACTCGTGTTCACGTCTAAAACGTTCTTCACCAATGCGTGATTTTTCTTCTGTTGCCCATTGTTCATCTCTGTCCGGATGTTCACTCCAATGTGCAGTAAAAGCATAAAATCCATTAATACCTACTTCGGTATCATTACCGTGTTCGTCAAATCGTTTCATTGCTTCTGTCCAAATAAGTGCAAATTGATCTTCGTCACTGTTTGGAGTAGAAGTAATAATTGCCTTACCACCTGTTGCTAGTGTAGGTGAAATAGCAGTCCAGAATTCTTTGGCAATGGTTGGGTTAACGAACGCAAACTCATCACAGTATAGTAGTGATATGGACATACCACGTCCTGTGTTGTCTGTAGTTGTTTGTGACACAATACGTGAACCGTTATCAAATTCCATCGATCCTTTGTTGTATGATACAACACCACAACGTATATGGTCAGGACAATCTTCATATGCATATCTTATTCTATGCATAATCTCTTGAGCACCTGCATATTTGTGTGCCGCAATTAGTACGGTAACATCTGGATTAAACATTGCATACCACAGTAGATAACCTGCCGCCGTGGTTGACTTACCTGTCTGTCTTGGCAACATGTTAATATTGAATCTATAGTTGTGATATGAATCTACAAGACGCTCTTGGAATTCAAAAGGCGCAAACAACAACTTGCCTTTAGTAGGATGTTGAATATAAAAGAAATTATCCATAAAGAATTTAGCACCTGTAGTAGGATCCATACAGGCCGTAAGTTCTTCAATTTGTTCTTTTGTGTATCTAGTCTTTGAGTGTGCTTTTTTAACTAGTACACCGTCAAGACTTTTTCCTTGTTGTGCCATACTAATATTTAGTGGAGTTTTGAGTGGTTAGGCTTTTTTCTTAGCCATCTTAGTTGCAGTAGCGTACATTACTGCTTCTGCATCTTTGCCATAGCGATCTTTAAAATCACTCTTTGCTTTCTTCATACCTTTAACGTATTTTTCCTTGGTCTTTTCTTCTTTCTTAGAAAGTTTACGTTCTGTTAGTTCGTGTATACGCATTTATTTTGTCGATTTAATAATACCGCCAGAAGTTACATTTGGATCTGAATATTTTTTAAGTGTATTAAATGCCGCAGTAATATCAGTGTCCCCGTCGAATTTTTGTAAACGTTTAAGTAAATTTGCTACTTTAGCATTGCTTGGATCTAGGAATATTTTTTCACCAGTTTTTAAGTTTGTTATAACTCTCATTCCGCCTTGGACATCAATTGCAAGATCTGCATTTTTAATAGCGGCTATACCTTTTAATACACTTGCATTCACTTTTTTAACTTCGTCAATATTTTGAATTACCGGTACTTTGTTTTGTTTACTAAGTTCTTCAACAAGTTTTTTACCTGTTTCGGCTAATTCATTAGCGGCTTGCTTGTTGGCTTTTATTTTTTTAATCATCATTCCTGATAGTTTGAAAAGGCCAGCGCCGCCAAACATAAGGCCAATATCTATATATAAATTTGTAATCATTGCCGCCGCGGCCTGATCAGGCCCGTCACCTTCGTCACTAGTTAGGTTACACCATCCTGCTTTCGCATAACCATGTTCATTGTAATATGCTCCACACTCTGCTGACGAAGTTTCTTCTGTAAAAGGAAGTGCTTGGATATAAACAGACCAATCACCGTTTCCATCTTCATAAATTCTTATTAATTTTTTAATCATGCCATAAGTTCCATATATGGATGCGGCCGCAGAACCAATTCTAAGTGCCCATATGAATGCTGGGATGAAAAAGCCTTCGTTTATTTGTGAGTGGTTAGTCTTTTTTTTTACATCTGCACTTTCGTTAACAAATGTAATGTAGTCTTGGCGTAGTGCCTCTTCGATATCTTCGAGTGGATTATCGCCTCGCATAGAAAACTTACGAGGTAGTTTTTTGATTTCTGTTTTACCGTATTGTTTTTCTAAACTGTCTACGGGATATGTTTCTTCTTCTTTTTCTTTGCCTATTGAATTAGCATAACCTTCTTCGGTTTGCTCGTCTTCATGGTATGCAGGATCTTTTACTCTTAGGTCTTTAGGATTCTTAGAACCATTTAAACCATTTAAGCCTGCTAGTCTTGTGATGTCATTTGTTGTGCTGTAATGTGCATCAGGCTCATTTGCATAACCTTCGGCTTCGTCTTCACAACCACAGTTGCCATTAATATTGTCATCACCTTTCATAGTCATGTCTGGTGTGTCGCCTTGTGGCATCATGTCTTGACCTACTGGTTCCATACCAGCAAGTTTCATAATTCTTTGTAGTGCAGGTAAATCATCTGGTGAGTCAGCAGTAATAGTAATTGCTTCGTTTACAGATTCTTTAACTGACTTACCGCAGTCTGGTCCACAATTACAATTAGGACCACAGTTACCGCCACATGCACAATCTTCATTGCAATTACATGCTTTGGCTTCGTTAGTCTTTTTCTTTTCTTTATCTTTCACGGCTTTCTTCATTGGCTCTTTTTTGTTGCCGTCACCGTCAATGTCAATGTAATCAGGTTTTGCTTTTTTACCTTCATCGACTTGATCGTAATAACCTAAGTCTTTTAATTTTTTCATTACATCAATCATTTCACGTGTAGCCATAATTATTCCCCTGCTTGTCTGTCTTTTGCTTCTTTAGCAAGACTTTGCAAAAATGTTTCTTTACCTTTTTCTGTAACAACTAAGTCGTCTTTGTTAACATCTGGACCATCATATTTGTATTCACCGTCCATTAATTTTGATTCATATGTAGTATCATCTGACTCTTTTTGATATTCTTCATATGGCTCACCCGGTCTACGCACTCTAATATTTTCTACGCTTACGTTTGTAAAGTTTGCAATGTAGTGTCTTAATTGATCCTGTGTAGTTGGATAATTTAGAGTAGTTTCAAACACAGTTACTTCTGTATGAGTCATTTGTGGAAAGTCTAATGGTACACTCTGAATAGGAGTTTTCTTACCTGCTGTAAGATTTGCAATTTCATATTTTTTCAAAGCAGTTTCCATCTTATCTTCAAAGCCTTCAGGTAGTTCGCCCGCTACTTTAATGACAAAATCGTATTGTTTATTCGCTTCTGCTAGATACTTTTTAAAATCCATGGTTACTCCTAATATGTATAGTTATTTATCTTCTTTCTTGTTTAAAATCTCTTGAATGAGTGAGTTGCGATCGATGATTACACCCTCACTATCCACTGTATTTGCAGTATCACCTGCTCTTTGGTCTATTTGTTGCTTTTTAAGTTGCAATTCAACCATTTTTAACTTCTTATCAAGTTTAGCACTCTTAGCATCAATAGCATTTTTAAGACTGCCTACAGCAACTTCAAAAACACGGCCTGCATAACGGCTTTCTACGTTCATACCCAAATCCATTAGATCTTCGTACGTTGCTTTTGCTTTATCTGCAAGTTCGTCTAATTCTTTATCTGCTAATTCTCCAAGTCCTTTTACCATAGGCAACGCCGCTGATATTTTATCAAACTCTGCAATGCTTCTTTCCATCTGCTTGGCTTGTTTTGGAGTATCAACTACTTCTTGTTTTGGTTCTTCTACTTGTTCCATAGTTTCTTTAACTTCTGGGAGATCAAGTAATTCTTCTAATTTCTTCGTCATAATAGTACTTATCTTTTCCCTTGATGGAACAAATCTTTTTCTGTTACAATCCTAAAAAATATACCATGCTGTTTAGCATAAGCATTTGCCGCTTCCCATTTTGCTTTGTTTTTTATAAACTGTGCTTGATTGTATGTATTCTTACCAACATTTTCTCTTACAGTTTGATTCTGAGGTTTAATTTCAATTATTTCTGCTTTTGTTTTTCCTTTTTTATTACTGTACACAATAAAAAAGTCTGGAACATAAATTGTATATTTTCCTGTAAGCGGATCTCTATAAGGAATTTTAATTGACTCACTGGCCCATTTAGCAATAGCAGGATGTTCGTCACACAATTTCATAAAGTGCCATTCCCAACTGCTTCTATACATAGGTGTTTTTGTTCCTATATATTTGTCTGGATTTTTAAGATCGTATCTGCCTTGGGCAAATTTCATAGCCATGTTTATGCCCCATCGATGATATTTCTTTTAGCACTGTTGTCAACTTTTTCTTTTGCAGTTCCTAACGTGCTTGACTTTGGCCTATTGATATTTAAAATTTCTCCAAGTGTATCTGTTAATTGCATGTTTGAAGTTTGTCTAAGTTCCTCATAAATTGTCATCGGATCAATTTCATCAATGTTACACTGCTTTAAAATAATATTAGTTGATTGTTTTGCAGTTTCAGGCGCCATACCTTTTCTTGTTAATAGATCAACAAACGCAGTTACATCACTAGACTTTAAATTTATTTCTTGCTTATTAAAACTATTAAAAAAATCTAGTGTTTTATCTGCACTATTATTTGCTGATTCACCTACTGTTGTGTATACATTAGTACTCATTTTTTATCTTCCAACGGTTTCTTGATTTGTAGTATCATTATTCCCGGCACCTTGTTGATTGTTTTCTAATTGACCAGATGCAGTTCCGGATGGATTGCCGGATTCTGCTTTAGTACGTTTTGCCGCATCAAACTTGTCAGCACCTTTTTGATCAATTGTTTGTCTAGCAGTTCTTATTAAACTTTTTTCTGTAATGCCTTGGATTTCGTTACGTACACCTTCTTTAGTTAACTGTTTTGCATTATCAATTGTGTTCTTGGCTTTAATTGCAGTACCAATAAATGCAAATGGATTTGCAAAAGCATCACCACTTGCAACATCTCCGAATACATCTAAGCCTCCTGCAAGTACACCATTTGCTCCAAAAAATCCTGCTGTTCCTCCTCCCATTACACTTAACGGTGAAGGAGTTCTATCGTAGTGCAGTGTTGCAAATCCTGTAGGATTATCAGTAGTAATCCTGCCTGTTGCATATTTTACACCTTCATAGATAACAGTCATTTGATTCTCTACAGGTTGTGAACTACCAGCAGTCATGTTTGGCGGATCCCAACTTTGTATCATAGGATTAATTAGTGTAAATTCAAAAAATCTATGACGTGCTAATTGATATATGCTAACACCTTCATTTTGAAAGAAGTTTTTATTTCTATCACTGTTTAAACCAAACTTAACATATTGCTCTGATCCTTGATAAGGTGTTTGCTTATAAAGTTCCTGCCAATATAAACTATCGTTGTAGTTTGCTTTAAAATATTGTTGCCAGAACGCATTGGTTAGTCCGTCATTGTCATCATGAAAATTAATTGTAACAGGTGCGTATGTTACTGCTGTTTGGTAATTTGTTTTTTTACCGTATTGATTTTTTGTATCTGTTTGTACTTGTATTCCAGGTAATTTCACATCCTTAACTAGCATACCGCATTCAATTTGTGGACTTGCTCTGTTAAAACTAGCATCTGGTGATCGTAACGCAATATTATTAATATTAAATGTTACATGATATAAAAATCCAACCTTAGGTGCAAGACGCATGTAGTCATCAGTAAACAAACGAGCCGCGTGTTGATAATCACGCATGTCGCCTTCACTTCCGAATATACCGTTGAATACGTTTCCTAAAAACTTTGTTAACTTTGCCATACTATTATTTAGTCGTAAAAAAAGGCCGGAGATTTTTACGTCTCCGACCTTAAATTTTAAAAGTTTTTATTAACCTGTTGCTAACGTTCTAATTGTTCTGCCAATTGCGCCGCCTAAGCCGCTTGGTTGACCTGCACCATTAGTTTGAATAGCATTATCATATTGGATTTGTAGTTGAATATCAACTGGATTTGAATCACTGTATGATAACTGGTTGTAGTTAATATCTTGAACAAAGCAACCTACTAACTCGAAAGTTTCAAGTACGCTAGGAGCATTAGCGCCATTACCACCATCAAGTATTTCGATTCTACCTTTGAACTTGTAATCAACACCAGATGCCGCACTTGACTGTTCGAAGAAGTCAAATTGCTTCTGAAGTTGCTCACCGCACAGTTTGTTAACTGAGTTGTTCACATCATCTCTTAGAGTGATTGTGATTGGTTGCCATGTATGTTTACCTGCATAGTAAACTTTTGAGTTGTAGACATCAATTGCTACAGATTCAAAGTTTACATTAGGTCTTGTTACATCAATAACCTGCTTTGTTAATTCTACACTCGGACTTCCAGCACCAAAATTTTCAAGTGATACTCTAAAGCGATACTTTAGTTTTGGCATCAACAAACCTTGGGTGGATGCTGACTGGTCACTTGCTAATGGAACTGTAAATCTACTTAAACTTGAAATTGCCATTATCTTGCTCCTTTTACAGTTTTATTTATCTTCATTATTGAGCCCCCAAAGTTGCTATTTCGCCTGTGTTCTTTAAGCGTAATGGTATGTAGATAAATTCAACAGCCTTGACAGGTTCAATAGCAATGTCTAAGTAAAGTTCATTTCTATCAATTCTGCTTGGTGTGTTGTTAGTTTCATCACATACAACTAGGAAGTCGTATAGTGCTCTTTGACCTACTAATTCAAGCAATAAACTTTCTGCCGCTTGTTTGATCTCATCACGTGTAATCTTATCGTTTGGTTCAAACAAGAACGGTTTAGCAAGTAGATTTAATTGACGTCTTAGGTACGCTGTTAAACGTGCTACGTTAATTCTATCTAATGCACTTGCGTTTCTTGCTCTTGTAACTTGTCCAAAGTTAACCAATCCACTTCCAGTAATGAATGTGATTGGGTTAATCTTAGCACCTTGCATTGTATCTCTTGTACCGTCGTTTAATGATACTGGTGTAAATTCACCTTCATCATTAATATAACCAACACTTGAAGCGTTGCTAATACCACCACGTCTTGTACCTGCTGGTGCAAACCATGGGAACGATACCTGATCGCTCAGTGCAATAGTTTTAAGCATCATGTGACTTGGTGGAACAACAATGTTGTTACCAGTTAAGTCTGTTGTAAATCCTGATGGATAAAATGTTGCCATATACTCATCATATGTTACAAATCCATCTTCACCATCTGCTAGTGCATTACCTGTGTTGTTACCATAATTTTGTAACGTAGTTGCACTTGCTGATAATCTAAATGGAGTATCTGCTACAACAAAGCCAGTAATTCCTCTGTCAATGTTTAGATTTACAAGGTTGCTTGTTAGTTCTGGATAACCAGGAGCCGCTAACAATGTGTATGCTCTTGTTTCTTCATCTCTTAGATCGTCGTTGGTATCAATTTGTGATTTTAGTGCCGCAACAACTGTTTTACGTTGTGCTTTACGACCAAACAATCCTGAACCATCTTCAGCAGTTGTATTCCAACCAACCCATCTATTAACTTTGTAAGAAGCCATTGCCTCGTCTGATCCGCCATCGTAAACAGCGCCAGTACCTTGGAATCTCTTATTCCTACCTGAGTTTTCGTTAATATCAATGTGTGTAGTTCTAAAGATTTTAACATTGTTTCCTGAACGTCTAGTGTTCCATAGCAACATACCTCTTGGATATAATGCTGGATCTGGAGCGTCTGGATCTAAGTAATCACTTACAAGCATATCTTCAATGTCTGCTTTAGTATCACCAGTTACACCTGTTTCACCATAACGTGCATCAGCAAATAAGATACCATCTTCTGAAGTTTGGTCTGCTACATCAACAGCCGCCCATTCTAGATTTAAGCCATCGTATTTGTAAATCTTTTGTCCATAAGTTTCAGTGTTGCCTGAGTCAATCCAAAGATCACCATTTACTAGTGAAGTTCCGTCTGACTGTTGTGTAGGCTCAGTTGCTGAAACAATAGGGCCTTTAGGATCAGCATCACTATATACTTTGTTATAGCCTCTCCATGTAGTACCATCGTGTACCATAATATCTACTTCATCAAGTGTAGTATTATACCATAGTGTTCCATTTTCTGGATCACTTGTAGGTGCACCTGCTTTTGCTTCATAACTTAATGGCTTCCAGTTAGAAATAACTAGGTCTTCACTTGCTTGGCTACCAGCGTCATAAACGTTGTCAACTGAACTTGTAAAGCCTGCTGTTGCTAACGGAGTACCATTTCCGTCTGTTAATCTAATTTCGCCGCCAACTGTGTGACTAATTTTAACATTTCCGTTTGCAGTAACTTCTGCAACCACGTTTGTTAATCCTGCGTCACTGATTGCTTCAACTAGTGCATCTGCATCAGTGCCTGTGAAACTTACACTTGCACTTGTAAATGCTGTTGCACCTGCTGTTGTTTCAGCGATTGTAAATGTTTTTGTACCAGCACTAATAGTTGGGTTAGCAACACTACCAGTTGCACTTGTAGGACTTGGAATTAGTCTTCTGTGCAATTTGAAGTCTGCAATTTGTTTTGAGTCTTCAGTTGTGTTTGCTAAAGCAAATAATGTTCCAGTTGGAATATTTTTTCCACCCTCGGAATCAAGTGCTTTAATTGCTTCTGCCGCACTGTTGTAAATTGGTGTTGCAACAGTTGACCATAAGCCTGTACCTGTGCTGTATAATTTAACTTTTAAACTTGCACCTAAATTAGGTGTAGTAGTTTTCATGTAAACAGAACCAGTAGGTCTTAATCCACTGTAACCTGTTCCACCAACTTCAACCCTGTCAGTTGCTCTCCATAATGGAACTGAACTGTGTGCTGAAATTTGTAGTTCTGGTGAATGGAAATATCCTGCTGTAATACCTAAGTCAGTTAAAATTTGTCCTGAACCTTCTTCAATTAAAATAGCACCGTCAGTAGTTGTACCATCTGTGCTTGAAGTTCCGTCTGAGTAGATTTTAACTCTATCATTAGCATCAAGTTTAGCACCAACACCTGGAATAGCCGCATCGTTAATTGCTTGTACAAATGTTGCTGGTGTTGAACCTGCATTGTTAACCTGTGTATTGTTAATAATAACGTTTGTGCTTCCTAATGCACTTGGTGTTAGTGTAGCAGTAATTGTTGGCCAACTTGTTTTCCAAGTAGTTGAGTTCCAAGTAGTTGATGTAGCAAATCCTACCGCATCAAATGCTGACTCGTCATATGAACCAACTTGTACCCAAATGTTATCTTCATTTTTGTACCAAACTTTGTTTTCTGTATTCCAAGTAACAACAGCATAGTCGCCTTTTGCGCCAACGCTTCCTTTAACACCTGTGTATGTTGCACCACTTACTCCTGTAAGATCTGATGATGCACCAATAACAGTTGGTGTTTTATTTGTAAATGTTTGTGTAGAACCATTCCATTGGAATAATCCATATAAAGAATCGTCAGTGTCGAACCAATAAGTTCCGTCTGCTGGAGCACCTGCTGGTGCATCGTTTGATCCTTGTAATTTTCCTAAGTCTACATTCGCTCTTACAACATACGCTCTGTTAGCCACGCCTAGGTATGAATAAGCCGCCTGTAAACCATACTCATTTAATTCGTTACCATGTAGTGGGTTATTAGAAGTGTCTGTATAGAAAGTTGGATTACCAAAGGTTTCTGTTAACTCTCTCTGACTGGTAATTAAGTAAACTTTATTTTTGTTTGATGCTAGTGTACCTGCCGCAGTTCCTGTCCCTGTGCCTGATGGTTTGCTTTCAGCAGTAGCAACAACAATTAAAGGTGTTGTAGCACCAGCGGCTGGGGTATAGAAACTTTCATCGATTACGCTAACTTCAACTCCGGGTGATGATAGTGCCATGTTATATACTCCTTGTATGGTTTTAGTATTTCTAAAAGTATTTATACAGATCTAGGAAAAATGCTACTTAATATACGTATGAAAAGGGGTTGAAAAGGGCGTGATAAATACAGTTATGACTAGGTCTTTATGTAAGCAATGCAAGAAACGCCCAGTTGCTATTAACTATTACAAGGGCAAAACACCATACTATAGAAGTAAATGTGATCGTTGTGCTAGTGGCAGATCACCCGGAATACCGTTTTGGCATAAAGCAGGATATCGTCAAAAAGACAAGTGTGATAAGTGTGGATATTCAAGCAAACACACTGAACAGTTCAATGTGTATCATATAGACGGAAACTTAACTAATTGTAAGCATAGCAACTTAAAAACTATTTGTGCTAACTGTCAAAGAATTATGCAAAAAACAGGTGTTACTTGGAAGCAGGGAGACCTAACACCTGACTTCTAACAGCGTTACCTAGATCTTCTAAAGTCCCATCATTCTCAATAACACCGTCAACTTTTTCACCTACCCAAGCATATTCACTAATATGCACATCTGGGTGTTGCTCTTTCATCTTATCAGTAAGTATCATATTCTTAGTAACTAGTGCTTCTTTATTATGTTCGTTTTGTTTAATAGCATCATCGAACCATATAGGATTAGGCCCACGTTTGATACGGTATACTTTACCACGCAGTCTTTTGATCATTTTAATTTCGTTAGGGAAACGTACATCGCTAATAACAGCATCTTGCTTCATTTGTAGCAGTTTGCTTTCTAAACTAGCAATCCATATATCGTCATGAAAACCTTTACGTAGAACATCTGTACCCCAATATTGCAATATCCAACGTGGAGTAAGTTTTGGCATTTCTAGTTTTTCTGCCCACCATTCATCTACTTCTTCACGCCATGCACGTGATTCTTCTGTGTTTCCTTCTAGTGCTTCTCGGTCCCAACCAAATACAGCAGAAACAGCATCTTTAAGTGTAGTGGCAAAACTAACACGTTTATACCCACCTTCGCTAACAAGGGTGTCAGCACAGGTATCTTTTCCAGAGCCAATCAGGCCAACGAAACCAACAATCATAGTAAGTTTATATATCCCATGTAAAAGTTTATTATATACTAGGTGAATAAAAAAGTCAAGTGTTTTTATCCAATAACAAACGATAATGGAGTAGAACCGTCAACATAGTTTGCCAAATCTTGTTCTAACTTCTCAATATCCGATTGTGCATCCGCTTTGAGTGCGTCTCCGTTTAATGAAGTACCTCCTTGCGGTGTTGAAATTGTAGCAAATTTGCCACGTGCTTCACCAATCATGTATTTGCACGTTGCAAGTGTATAATCTTTTAACCATTGTCCTGCATAAGGATCACTTAGTAAAATAAAGTCTGGTCGTTGATTGTACACCGCTAACATAACTTCTTCATCGCCTCTAGGTCTTTGCATTATTGTTAGTTTGTGATTAACTGGATCAAATTTAAAGTTAATAAAAGAGCCAAACATTTTACCTACAAGTTCTTGATATCCAGCAAAGGCCATATAAGTTGCCAACCCGCCCATTTGCGTAGAACTTAATAGATAGGTGTTTGTGTATGCAAGGTTGAATGGTTCAAATATTGTACCACCTTGACCACCACCGCTTCTTGACCCAATACTTCTGCGAAACACTTCTTTGACACTTTGTATTTCATTTGGAAGTATGTAATCGTTAGTGTCTTCTTTTAATTCTAAAAATGCGTAAGATTCTTCTACAGCATTTTCTGCTCTTTGTCTATATTTGCCAAGTGCTTTCTCTAGTGCTACTTCGTAGTGATCAACATCTAGTTCAACGTCAATCATACCGTCACCTAGCAACTTCTTGACGTAATTAAACAGTTTTGTTTTTGCGGTATCTAATTGTGTGCTCATGCTATTATTTATTCGATCGTCATTCCAATAAATACATTTGTTATGCCCAGATTAAGTTTATACAAACCGGAGAAATCCGCTGATTATCGCTTTATAGACAAGACTGTATATGAAGCATTTCAAATCGGTGGAACAGACATATTTGTTCACAAATATGAGGGTCCTGTTGAGCCAGGTGTAGGAACGCCAACTCAACCCAAAGGAGTAAGTGATATTCCTGAGACTAAAATACAGGATTTATTATTTTTAGAAAATCGTGATAGAAAATATTCAGACGATGTTTATACATTGCGTGGTATTTACAATGTACAAGATTTAGATTTTGACTTATCACAGTTTGGAATGTTTTTACAAAACGATACCGTGTTTATTACATTCCATCTAAACAGAAGTGTCGAGTCGATTGGTAGAAAACTTATGAGTGGCGATGTATTAGAACTACCGCACTTGGCAGATGACTATGCACTAAATGATTTCCAAGTATCACTAAAACGATTTTATGTAATTGAAGATATAAGTCGTCCTAGCGAAGGCTTTTCACAAACTTGGTATCCACACTTGTTAAGAGCAAAATGCAAACCAATTATGGACAGCCAAGAATTTAAAGATATTTTTGATAAAGAGTCAGGTGAAGAAGGCAAGAACTTACGTGATGTGCTTTCTACATATGAAAAAGAAATGCAAATTAATGAACAAGTAATTGCACAAGCAGAGGCCGATGCACCAAAAACAGGATATGATACAAACCAATATTTTGTTGTACCTACTGATGATGCAGGTGATGTTAATATTGTCGATGACGGTTCAAACACTCCAACTCTACAAACACCAAGTGGAAACTATTATATTGCATATGGTGGCGGGGACGGATTACCAGCGAATGGTTCACCATATACATTTGGTACTTCTTATCCTAGCAGTCCTGATAAAGGTGCATATCATTTAAGAACTGACTATTATCCTAATAGACTGTTTAGATATGATGGCAATCATTGGATTAAAGTTGATGACGGTGCAAGAATGAGTCTTACTAACACTGTACAAAATAGTGTTGTTAATGAATTTACAAACAATACAGAAACATATACAAATAGAAAAGGCAACACTCAGCCAGAGAAACAGCCTTTGTCAACTGCATTGAAACCTGA